GGATGGACAACTACCCATGAGCGTGACCGGGGTTAGCTTCGACGCGCCTGTCGTCATTGACGACGAGCCGCACAACAAAATCATCCAGGCTATCGCCACCGATCAACTGATGGGCAACGCGGTTGCTGGTGCTCTTGGTGGGCCGGGCGACGCACACGCTTTCGACGATGACAACGCGCTGTGTCTGATCGACGGAGACGGTGTGCGTGCGTGGGCGGTTGAGACTGTTGCACGTGAAACAAAGTGGCGGTCTGCCAGCGAGTTTGAGGCTGGCGTTAATCCGCCGGGCCTGAACCTGTCTGCCGGCCAGTTCGCTGCTGCGCGAAAATTTGTGCGGGTTCGCGCCGGCACGCGTGAGATTCAGTATTCGCTCGTTGAGTGGGCGAGGTCGCTCGGTTTTGAGGTGGTGCAATGAACGGAGAGGACGTGCAGCGCGATCTGGGTAGGCATGAGGCTGACATTGCCCGCATGAAAGAGGATGTTGCGGCAATGCGGGCAGACCTGCACGAATTAACGCAAATGTTTGCGGAGATTCGCGGCGGAAAGAAGGCTGTCGGCATTCTCATAAGCGCAGCAGCAACAATGGGCTCGTTCCTTGGGTGGCTGGCCTCGGTAATTCTCTTCAAGCCGGATGGTATGCCATGAAAAAGCCACGCCTTGTCCCTGAGTGGAAACGGTCGCTGCGGTGGTATTCGCAGCAGGTCAATCTTGCGCTGATCTCTGTTGGGCCCGTCTGGATGGCGCTGCCTGAAGACATGCGCGCTGCCGTGCCGCCGATGTGGCTGGCGTGGTTCGTTGCCGTGCTTGGTGTTCTCGGGTTTGTTGGCCGGATTGTTTCGCAGGATTCGCCGCCATGACCGACCCACGATGGCTGGCCGAGGCCCGCAAATATATCGGCACGAAAGAGATTCCCGGCGTCAAGCATGAATCGCTGATCCTGCAATGGTGGAAGGCGATTAAGCGCGGCGGCATTCGCACGGACGAGGTGCCTTGGTGCGCCGCATTTGTCGGCGCCATGCTTGAGGCGTCTGGCGTGCAATCATCGCGGTTTGAGTCTGCAAAGTCGTACCTGCAATGGGGCATCCGGATCGACGTTCCGCAGGTTGGCTGCGTGGTGGTGTTCCAGCGCGACGGCGGTGGTCATGTTGGGTTTGTGGTCGGTCAGGATAAATATGGGCGGCTGCTGGTGCTGGGCGGCAATCAGGGAAATGCTGTTTCGATTGCCGCATTCCCGCGAGACCGTGTTGTCGGGTATCGCTGGCCGGCTCCCGGGCCTGCGCTGCAAACAGTTCTGCCGGTTCTGGATATTGGCGTGGCACTGTCGCGGAGTGAGGCGTGAAACTCGAACACGCCATTGCTCTCGCCGGCCTGATCGTACTGCTGTGCGCTGTATCGGCTGCGACGTGGCTGATAGCACGGCACTACTACGCGCCGGCCCAGATCAACGAGAAACCTGCCGCGATGGTCTGGCACGACGATGGCACGCACACGGCGATGCGCGATCCTGTCGGAGCCGTAGACCTGCCGGAAACGTCGGCACCAGAAGGCGGCACCCTGATCCGCACCGTAGAAGTAACTATCAAGCCGACGCCTGTGCCCGCTGCTGACGTCGCCAGCGTGACGGACGAGGCTGGGGCGGTTCACTGCCCGCCAGTGACGGCCCGGCTTGACCTGCGGCAGTACGATGACGGCGTGCGGGTGTCCATGCGTGCGGAGGGTGGCGAGGTGTTGGACGCAATCGACGTCCCGCGCTCGGTGATTTTCGTGCACGACGTCAAGCGGAACATTGTTGGCATAGATATTTCCGGCGACCGCAAGACGCTCAAGTACGGTCGCGCGCTCGGCCCTGTCGACCTCGGCATTCAGGTGTCACAGGAATCGGGGCGGCTGGATCAGGGCGGGTGGATTCAGTTCAGGTTCTGACCGTCAGAAACAAAGAAGCCCGGTTCCGTGAGGTTCCGGGCTTTTTTGTGTGGTGATTAACCGAACAGGTCGCCGGTGGTTTCTTGCGTGTCGCTGAACCTGGATTCAACCATAGACAGGTTGATGCGCGCCTGCTTGAAGTAGGAGTCTTTCAGTTCGATGCCGATGGCCTTGCGACCGAGCGACACCGGACTGTACACCTCCGAACCTACGCCCATAAACGGAGTGAGAACCACCTCACCGGGGTTGCTGTAGAGTTCTACCAGACGGTCGATTACATCCAATTGCAGCGGGTGAACGTGTTTCTCATCGTCCTCTTCTTTCGCGTCACGGAACGGCAGAACATTGTCGATGCGAATGTCATCCCATACCGATGATGCGTAACGCTGCCAGATGTAGTGCGACAGTTTGCAAGACTTCGGGTCATCGTGGTCTGCGTACATTTCGTTCAAGCGTGACCACAATTCTTCTGCCGTCAGTTTCGATTCGTTCGCGTTGTTCCATGCCTGCAATATGTTCGGCAAAATCGGAGTCTCGCCGAAGTATTTTTTCAGCCCGCACGGGTGCGTTACCGGCACCGCGTTGTCGCCATTCTTGGTCAGAATCAACACATAGTCAGGCATTGCCGTAAAGCATTGCGTGCTGTCCTCGACGATCAGTTTGTGCATCAGGCTTTTTACCATCGTGCGCATCCGAACCTTCAACGGCTCTTTCCAGATGGTGATGCGGTTGCGGTACTGGAATCCGTATTTCTCATGGATGCGGATGATCTCGTGCGGAAAATCCCATAGCCGGCATGAGTTGTCGAAAACGTCGGTGCAATGAACAGCCGTTATTCTGCCCGGCTTGGTCACGCGGGCAATCTCGCTCACAAGGTAGTCGTACTGTTCAAGGAACTGTTCCTTGTTTTCGCAGTTTGAAAAATCACGGTCGCTGCTGCTGTAGTTGTACAGACCGGCAAACGGCGGCGAGTAGATAGAAAGGTCTACCGAGTTATCGGGCAACGTCGGCAGAACCTCCATACAGTCGGAGTTGTAGATCGCGTATTGATCGGTTACTACTTGTTCTTTTACGTTCATTTCACAAACCCCGGTAGTTGAATTGTTTTGTCAAACTCACGAACCTTTTGTGACCAGTCTTGATTAGCTGCCGCAACAAGGTTTCCGTAGAGTTGTATCGCCTTCTGTGTTTTTTGTTCTAACGCTTCCATCACTCGCTCTTGTCCTTCGCTCACCACCATATCGCACGTTACCTCATTTTTCTGCCCGAATCGCCAGAACCGACGGATGGCCTGATAGTACTGTTCGTAACTCCACGTCGGGAAAAATACCGTATGGTTACAGTGTTGCCAGTTCAGTCCCATCGAGGTCATCTTGGCTTTCGTTATCAGCCGCTTAATCTCACCGCGTGCGAACGCTACCAGTATTTCCTCTTTCCTGTCGATGCTCATCCCGCCGATTATCTCTACAGCATCCGTGTCAAGTTCTGCCAGCAGGTCAGACTCGTCGTTAAGGTTGCACCAGTAGACTGACGTTTTGCCTTGCGCAAGTTGTACGGCAGTTTCGCACCGTTTTACTACAGTCAGTTTCTGTTCTTCGCGTAACTCTGTCATGGTCTTTGCCGGCATTGCAAACAGTGACGACTGACCATCGATGCTCCATTGCGCGTCATTGTGAACGATGGTTTTGCGTGTCGTCAGTGGCGGCAATTCGTAGCCGTCGTCGCTGAATCCGAGGTCTGACGGTTTCTTGACCATGACAGACCACTGGTTCACCCATGCAAAAAAGTCACGTTCTGCGTGCGGTTTCAGGTAGAACTTTTCCCCGATGTTCCGATTGTTGCTATCTACGCTGTTCTGGTTCGACTTAAAAAACTTTGTCAGCATATCCATGTACCCCATATAACCGAGGGCTTCGGAGCTGTTGCCGAGTTCGATAAAGTCGTTTGGTGATGGTGTCGCAGTTGAAAGGAACCGATACGGAACGCGCTTGATAAACGCGACAATATCGTCCTTGGTTTTCCCATTGAAGTTTTTAAGAATGCTGGACTCGTCTAGCATCACACATGCGAAGTCATCAGGATTCAGAAGGTGCAACCGCTCATAGTTGCAGACGGTTATCTTGGCCGACAGCTTGCCGTCCTTGCTGTGCGCAATGTCATCTACGCCAATCCGTGCGGCCTCGTCGATGAACTGGAAGGCGACGGCAAGCGGCGTGAGAATCAGCACTCGCTTATTTGTGTGCAAAACAATGTTCTGTGCTACCGCCAACTGAATCAGCGTTTTGCCGAGTCCGGTGTCGGCAAAGAAGCCGATACGTCCTTTCCGAACACCTTTCGCAATGATCGCCTGCTGAAAATCAAACGCTCCGGACGGGAGCCATTGCGGCTCAAAACCAAAGTTTCCTATTGAGTGGCGCTTTCTCGCCAGCAACTCCTGATAACTCATCTTCCACCTCAAACAAAAAAACCCGCATCAACCTCCGGTCGTGCTCCCGAGAGTATCGGGACGGAGGCAATGCGGGTTTTGTTGCTACTCTCTATTACCGGGCACGACCCCGGGCCATTGCTGGCGTTTCATTTGTATCGCGGTCTATCAGATCATGTCAACAGATAAAAAGACGCCAGGCGAGTCATTCTAATCCGCCGGGCGTTGAGTCCCGCCCGAGGGCGGCTAGGAGTGATCGGAGAGGGTCTATCGTATCACCGTGGATTGCTAACGGGTGAGTTTTTCGTGCCGCGCGCACGAGACTTCGCAGCCTTCGCCCCCTGCGCGTTCATCCTCTCGCAGAACGTATCGCCAGTGACGCCTGACGGTATCTGACGCGGCTGGCCGTACTTGGCGATCCATGCGTCTGTGTCGGCCTTGATCTTCTGCCGCGCTTCTTCGCGGTCTGCTACGTGCGTTGCTGAGATCATGGCGCGAACCCTATCAGGAATCCGAACGTGCAGAAACCGATGACCAGTGACAGCGCGATTGCTGCCGCTGCGATTCCTGCCATGCCAAGCCAGCCAATGCGCGTTTCCTTGGTGTAATCGCCATCGTCTGGTATGGGCCTGCCGTCGCGGCCTCTGTGCTGTGGGATCATGGCGTCCTCACGTAGATAAGTGCAGCGGTGAAGGCTGCCGCAACGATTAGCCACACGATCAGCGACCGGCGGTTTGCGCGCCGTTCGCGCTCGCGCCACTGGTCGTAGGAAAGGGTTTTGTGGTCTGGATTCATGTCAGGCTCCGTCGGATTGGCTGTCGTTGTTACGGAAATTCCCACGCGCCGCGTCCTGTTTCTCTACTGACTGGCGGATGTGCTGGGATATTTCAGTTAAAACAGCAGCGGTTCGCTCAAGGCCTGTTTGGCTGATTCGCAGCGACGTGACCGTCATGATTGTGCCGTTCATAACCTGCCACTGCATAATGTAATCGCTGCTTTCTTTCGTCAGCCTGAATCCACCTGCGCTAGCAATGTCTGCGCTGAATAATTCAGTTGCCTCAAGCGCGTCGACGGCGGCGTCGATGGCGGCGGTTATTTGGAAAACTGGCGGCAGTGGTGTTGCGGCTGGAACATTCTTGTCTGTGCGCCATTCCTGATAACGGCGCAGCACCTTCGCGGCTTCCTGTGGGGGCATGGTCATGGGGTTGGCTCCAAAATCGTCAGCGTTGTTTTTACTTTCGTCAGATAGCCAGACAGGTAGCAAAGCGTCGGGCCGATTGTCGCCAGCAGGTAATCACCATGGTGAACAGCGATTGCGCAGCACAGGTAGCCGCACGCGGTAATCGCAAGGCCAAAGTTGATTGTCATCTCACTCACCTCCCTTGCCGGCGTCGGCGGATTGGCTGGCGGCAATCATGTCTTGATAGATATTCCTGACCTCCGAATCTTCATAGTTCCTCTTCCCAGCCAAGTACGCTCCAGCGGAGAGCATTTCGCCAGTTGGTTCAATAGGGACAAATTTCCATCCTTTGCGTTCAGTGAGAGACTCAAGTTCAGCAACGCGCAGTTGAAGCGCCTCAACCTGCTTGCACTCTCTTGCGTGCTGCGTGAAAAGTAGTTCATATGCTTTTTCGTTGTCTGCAATTTCGCGATACAAAACATTAAGCGCATCGCACAAGTCGCATCCGTCTACATGGTTACCGTGCTCGCAACTCATACCTTCCCCTCCCCGGCAGTCTGGGCGGTGAGCAGGTAGCCGCTGATTGCAGCGCGCATGATTGTTTCCGGTGGCGCGCCGAGTGCGCGGACAATGCCGGCGTCACGCATTGCGGCGGCCATCAATTCATCGTCAATCAGTGAAACGTCTACCAGCGCGTAACCTTCCGGCACCGCCCCCTGCTGACTGCCAGCAACAACAACAACTTCGCGCGGCGAAACAGCCTTCCCATCGCCGTTATTCCAGCACTGCGGGCAAGTAATTTCGTTGTAGTCGCCGGTGTCAGCAATCGGGCCACCGCCAGTGCAGTCACGCGACAGGCCGCGCCACCCGCAGTGGTTGCACATGACCGGGAACCAGTCGCGCAATTCGCTTTCGGTGTAAGGAACGAACGCTGGATGCACCGCCCCCTGCGGACTGGCGCGGAGGGCGGCGGCTGCTTTGATCGCGTGCTGGTTGTGGCCGACAAACGATGACGGTAAGCACCCGATAGCGCGGGCCAGTTCGCCAAACTCTCGCTGCCAAGCGTCCGCAAGAGCTAGCGCATCAGCCAGCGCCGCGTCTGCCGGCGGGGTGGCTGCGTTGAGTGCGGCGAGTATTTCGCCAACGCCCATCGGAATCCCGTCGCAAAGGATAACAACGTTGTCTCCTTGAATCGCCTCGGTGTATTTATTCATGTCCAGTTCTCCACCTTTGCGTCATATGCCAGTTTCGCTTCAAGTTCTTGCTTGTCTTTCTGTTCGCACGGCAGGCAAATGATTTTCGGTTCTTTCATCCAGTGCTCGTGTACGCGCATTAGCGCAGAGCCGCAGACTTTGCACTTACCGTGAGGTTTCGCATCAGCCATTGCTGCGGCCCTCTTTGGTGTTAGATTACTGTCGTTGCCAGCCAGCATGTCTCGGTCGCCTCGTTAAGAAGTTTCCTGATGCTGGTCGTCTCGCCTTCAATGACGTTTTCGTCATCGTCATAAAGCGGATATTCAATATCCATCATGTCGTCGCTGACAATTTCCGCCTCGCACGAGCCTTCGCCGGTTTCATCTTTGTAGGCGCGCACAGCATCAAGGCAAGTCGGCGCGGCGTAAATCTCCGCCTCGTCGATAATCCATGCTTTCAGTTCACTCATCTTTGCGGCCCTCTTTGGTGTCTTTGGTGATTTGCAATCCGAAACCAAACATTGCCAAGCAAACGATGATGGCAACCGCTAACGACTGGAACGCAAGACCTGCTGCAAGGCCAAACATCATTGCCGGCCCGGAGCAGAAGAACAGCCGCGCTAGTAACTTATCCATTCTTCACCTCGGTATCGGCTGCGGAGAGGATGCCTAGCATCGCGTTAGTTGCGCGAGCCATGTTCCATCCGATTACGAATGCTTCGTTCACTTTGCACCCTACATATCCTTCGTATTCTTCAATAGTTTTGTATGCATAATCCTTCGCCACCGCTTCCGACGCTGCGGCTGGCGCCGCGTCTGCCGGCGGGGTGGCTTTCAACCGTTCGATTTCCTGTTGCAGCAACGCAACGCCAGCGGCGGTTACTCGCGTTGGGTGAGCCTTCATCACCTGCGCAATATCGTCGTTATTCACTGGCAGCAGCACCCATTCCTTATCGACAATATCCGGCAACGTCCAGCCGGCAATCTTTCCGTCTGCGCCCACCTTGAAAATAATGTAGTCGCCGTATCCGTTATCACCGACGCACAGAAAATCATCGGGGACGTAATAGCCCTTCCACTTGGCAATGCGCTCCTGTGATTCGTCAGTCAGCCAATACTCGCCTTGGTCTGCCACCTTGTAGTGGATGCTTGCCGTGGTTCCTTCTGGCCAGCCGATGATGTATCCGTCAGCCAGACGAATCAGCGGCTTCCATAGGTTGCCAATGCGAAACGGGATAAGCGTTCCGTCTGTGTCATCAACGCCATTAACGTCGGCGTCCTCCCAATAACGTACCTCGGCGCAAACCTCGATACAGTGTGCGTTCGTATCAGCCATTGCTGCGGCCCTCGGTATCGGCTGCGGAGAGGATGGCGGCGTATGTTTTACGCCATAAAGGTTCGGAGTTTTCGTGCCAGTAGTTGCTGGTGCTGGAACCCCAATAGGCTTCGTGCATCCGCTTGAGGGTTTCAACATCAGGATCAACAGGCACCTTCGCCACCGCTTCCGGCACTGCGGATGGCTGCGCTGGCACGGGGGCGGCGCGAAGATATGCGTACTCAATCTCCACTCCTTGTTCATGCCAGTATTCGATTGACTCTATTGATGGCTCACCTAGTGACCAGTCTCCTTCAATGTCGAACTTTGGACGCCATGCGGTTGGCTCCTGATTCCGCGCCTCGTCGATCACCCGGCGGGCTTCGGTGAGGTCGGAGCGCAACTCGTCACGCTCACGACGAATCGCATCGAACCCTAACGTGAGCATCGACAGTTCGTTTTGCAGCCGCTTCGCCTCGGCATCCGCGCCATCCAGCACGATCAGCCTGTCGATGGCTGCGTCGATCAGCGGGTGCTGCTGCGGGTGCGACATGCAGCGGATAAACTCTAAACCTCGCATCACCTCGCCAGTGACCGGTGACACTGATACTGCGTCGTCTGCGGTGGGGGTCATGGCATCACCTAAATACGTAAGCGACGCAGGCGCAGAAGCCGACAACGGCAAAGGCTCCGGGCCACGTCAGTGAGTTTGCTGCGGCAATTATCTCGGTCACGGCATCACCTCACATTGATTGTCTATAGTCCCGTCCGGCAGTTCGCACGGGTGCTGTGTGTGCGCCAGTAGGGCCATCAGCACCGCCAGCACGATCCCGGCGCCGAGCGTGGTTCTGTGGATGCTCATGCGTCAGTCCTCATCCGGGCATTTGTGGCGCTCACCGGGAGCGATTTCGATGCCGCACAGTGGGCAGCAGTTGTCTGTATCGTCGCCATCGTCATCGTCTTCCTCTAGGCGCGGATCGCTGGCGCTGTCGTAGGCGGCTTGGCACTCGGATAGGGTGGCGGGGCGGATCATGGCGCGGACTCCAATTTGGCGAGGACGGCTGCTGCGCGTGCGGACAGGTTGTTACCGTACCCGTCCAGCGCGTTTTCCATGTAGAACCGCAGCGCCTCGACCAGTTCGTCGTGCAGGTTCACCCGGCGGACGATCTCGGCAGCCCGAGCAGCAGCGACTTTCGGGCGCTCCTCTTCTGACAGGTCAGGATTGCGGCCAGTCAGACACCAGGCGCTTCCAACCATCTCGCCGGTGGCCGATAAAATATCGGCGACGTCGAACTTTGCTTGTGTTCCAGCGGTGAGTGGCAGTTCAAGTAGTGTGGTCATGCTGGCTTCCTCGATATTCCGTTGGTTGCCCGGCTGGTGGCCGGGCGGTGGTTTTAATGTTTGCTGCGCTTCTGCTTTGCAAGCCGGTCGTAAAGAACCACATTCACTGTGGCGGCAAGATTCATGCAGAACGCCGTTGGTATATATACCTTGTGCTTGCACCAATCAGTTGTGCTCCGGCCAAGCGTGCCGTCCTCTGGGCCAAAAACATAAAAAGCGCGCTCAGGGTGAACAAAATCTTGCAGCGGCGTAGCATCGTCAAGGAGATCAATAGCAACCGGAACACAGTCGAACGGGACAACTAAATGCAAATTGTCTGTGTGGATTAGCGGGATATGTCTATGCGCCGCCTGCGTGTCTGTTGCAGCGCGCTTGTAGCGAGCACCCGCTACCGCTATCAGGTCTGCCTCGTAGCATCCTGCTGCGCGAAGAACTCCGCCGATGTTGTTTGCGTCTTTTGGGCGGTCAAGCCCTATGCATGCAAATCCTCTTGCGCTCATCACGCCCCTCCATTCGCTATCTGTTTAGCCAGCGCCTCAACCATCGCCGGCAGCAGGTTTTCTTCGTCGTAGTCCTTGAGCAGCCGGCGGCGTGCTTCGGTGTAGTCCTCGTCGCTTGGCTCTTGGCCATCGTCTATCTCCGCGCGCGGATCGCTGGCGCTGTCGTAGGCAAGTTGCGCTGATCGCATTGCTGCGGCGTTGCGTGCGTCTAGGCTCATGCCACCCACTCCGCAATCAAAGCCTCGCACATTTCCGCGACGGCTGCGTCAAGGCCGCGCTTGAGGATCATGCCGGCCTCGGATGGGTCGCTGTCGCACGTCTGCATCGCCTCCGTAATAACCCGCTGCGGTACGTCACCGATGCAGTCTGTCCGCGATACTGTCCTGCGTGCCGAAATCTTGACCGTATGCCCTGCGTTCAGGTGCGCTGCAAGTTCTGCTGCTGTGGTGAAGTCGTGTATTGATTTCATGTTGCCTCCTGTTGTTTGGTTCCACGCCGGAGCGGGGATGGGTGGTTAGGCGGCGAGGATTTCGGCTTCGGCCATCAGGGCCTCATAAGACTCGCTGAACGTGCGGTCAAGGCTGCGAACAGCAATCCATCCGAAGGCGCTGCTGTCGCCTGTCTGGCGTACATATTGGCGAACAATCAATTCATCGGTGCCAATAACCTTGAAGATACGAACCTGCACATCGTTTGCTGCATTGGTTTCGCGGCGGACTTCTGTGATTGCTTTCATGTTCTCTCTCCCGTTCTGTCTCTGGCCGCACTGCGCTGCCGATGTGTGTAGACTGCGCGCAATCGTACCGGCTGGCAACTACCATTCGTCGGCAATCGTACCAAGCGGTGCGCGGGCGTGTATTATGGGCTGGCCAACAATAACGGGAGGCAGTATGAAAACGATGTTCAAGGCAAGCCATCTTGGCGAATTTGATGTGTCTCTTGTCTCTGTAGAAAAAGAAACAGAAAACTTTGTTACTTACAAAGACAAGCACTACAAGTATCCGCAGCGGAGAGCAAAATCAAGCGAATACGAGTCTTTTCACGAATATTTTTCAGACGCCAAGCGAGAGTACATACTCAGGCGCCGTAAGAAAGCAGATGCGCTTATTAGACAGACGATAACAATCGAAGCGCAAATTAACAGGGCAGAAATGATGACGGAGCCAACCCAATGACCACAGACCAAAAACTAGCCGCCATCATGCGGCACTACACTCAAGAGGGCGACCGGCTGCCGGCCATCGCTGACCGCATCGGCGTATCGCACCCAACGCTGCGCCGCTGGCTTTCAGGCGACCGCGACCCTGACACAATGGCCGATAGCGTGCGCAAGATCGACAAGGCTTGGGGGGAGATACCGTGAAAATCTCCGACCTAAAAGGCCGCCGCCGTCAGGTTGCGGAACTGATCGCCAAGGGGCATACGTGCGCCGACATTGAGAGAATCCTCGGTATGAGCAAGAGAAACGTGCATAACACTCGTGCCCGCGTTTTCTCGGCGCTAGGCGTGCGAACTGACATGCAGGTGTTCGCGCTTGCACTGCGCGAAGTGTTCGATTCGCTGGGCAACAACCGAGCAGCCGCGATTGCTGCGTCAGATATGGTGCGGGAGGTGCTGCCGTGACCCGCCGCCACAAAGACGCACCGCCATTCCTCGGCAGGCTGTACGGCGATGCGCTGCTGTCTGCGTATGGTCAGGCTCGCACGGTGCCAGACCTGTGTGCGCAGACGGGCGTGAAGCGGTGGACGCTGCACAGGTGGATCAGGGAGGCGCGGGCATGAGATTCTGCAAAAAATGTCAGCGTGACCGTCCGCTTGCCGCGTGGGGTGCAGGCGGATGGTGCAAGGAGTGCATAAACGAAAACAACCGAGCAAAGCGTCAGCGTGCTAGAGACGAGCAGGCCGTAGCCGTGCCGCAGTCGATGATCGACCAACTTGAGGTGCAGCGGGTATGGCGACCGATTGCCTAGACTGCACCAGCGGCGGAACCTACGACCTCCGCTGCCTGCAATGCGCGGGCCGATACCTAGCCCGCGTCATCCGATCAGAACGCAGCGCAGAGGCTGACCGTCTCTGCGCTAGGTTCGGTCACGATAGGACTACCCTGCTCGCAGCGTACAAGGCATATCGGGCTGGGCCGGTAGACGGCAGATAAGAAAAGGCCCGCGCTGGGCGGGCCTGTGGTGTTACTCGATAGCACGCAACCTTCGCCACACCTTGCCGTTGGTTTTAACTACCTCTCTTGATTCGATAGCAAATGTGCCAGCAAGACGTACTAGGCCGCGTTCTATTGTGCGGCGGCTGACTGCGTGTCCGCGCTTGGTAACGTGCGTGAACACTTCCGCTGTGCTAGTCCACTCACCGAGCGGCAGCGCAAGCACTGTGTCTATGTAACGCAACGCTGTCGCCTGCGACATCTCCCACCTCATTGTTATTAACCAGCATTCGTGGAGCGGTGGCAGGCAGTCTTGTCGTCCCGCATCGCTCGTGGCTGCCGTAACGGATCACCCTTCAGTAGGGAATTACCGCTTGCGCGCACCACCGCTCCCGAATGCAGCCCGGCGAACCGGGCGCACGTTACTTCACAAAACCCTGCGGAATCTTACGCCTTGCATCGGCTCCGGGCTGAAAAGGCTTGCCGCCTCGGTGCCGAGTTTTAACTCCGATCTTGTGCGCGTAGTCGATGACTTGTTTTGGCGTTATGCCTAGCGCCTCGGCCACAATCTTTGCGCCGCACGCCGGGTAGTACGTTCGTAGATACTTGTCCTCTGGCGCAAGCCATTTGTGAGCGGTCATTGTGATGCGCCGATAATCATTGACCTTGCTTTTGTTTCTTCTGCGTCCAATTCGCGCAGGAACTCATGCACTGATTTTTCATAGCCGGCAATATCAACGTCTGCTCGCATTACTCGCACGATAAACAGTTGCAGGTTATCTGGAAACCTTGGATCAAAAGAAACAAAGTCGCACCATTCTGCGCCTGTAACCCACATTTCGTGCGTTATCTGCGGAACGTATTCTGATGGAACTTTTCCAGCCTGTATGTATCCCCAATGAGTTGCCGACTTTGGGCACTTGAACTCTGTTATACCTTGGTAACCATTAACTGAGCCGTCAAGTGAAACTCCAACTGCGATGTCATTGCACGATAGGAAGCCTGACTCACTGACAATATTCCCTGTGCGCGCCTCGTATGCCATCCGTGCAAGCGGCTCGGTAACAGTTCCCCACTTCATTTCCTCTGAAACGAAACCCTGCGGAGTAGGGTTTCCGGTCAGCCGTTCAAGCATCAGCGCAACCCTGTAATCCCTGCGCGCTGCCGCCTCGCCTGTTTTGATGGTTGCCAGTACATCCTTTGCCTTGCTTCCAGTCACACGACCAATACGCGCGCGCAACCAGCCTTCTGTACCTTGTGCGTCAGGGCATTCAGTAAAGGCAATCATTCCGGCACCTCTTCGGCCTGCGCTTCAATTATTGCCGCGTCTGCTGCCGTTTTCTTCAGTGCTGCGCTATGCGCTTTCCACATTGACGCCTTGTGCGCGCCCTGTGGAATCTTTGCGAATGTCTCTTGCAGCAATGGCAGGCCGCCTTTTGCTGCGGCCTCAAGGGCAGGAAGATGGGTCGCCTCAAACGCAAGATATTCTGCGTCATCAGGCGCCGCAACAGTTGCCGGCCCCATGTCTCGTTCCACGATGCGCTCGGCTTCGTCTTGGTCGTAGATGCCGGCAAAACCAAACGCAAGGCGAGCGCACTGGATCATTGCCTTGTGGCGCAGCATCCGGCGCGGGTGAGATGACCACGGCCCCACTCCAGAGCGCTTGCACTCGGACATAAATTCAGTGACTTTCACCGGGCGACTGCGGTCCTTGCGATACATGATGCAGGTGCAGGATTCGTTGTCCTGTTCGAACTCCATGCCGTCGAACTGCTGATGACTGTTGATGATCCGCGCCCAGCCATCCACGCCGACAACCGGAACGATTCCGTTGTTTTTGTCCGGGAAGGCGTAGATTTCCTTCGTCCAGGGGTTTAGCCGGTACTGGTTAGCGACAATGAGTAGTGCGGTCATTTGCGCGTCAGAAACCTGCCCCTTGAAGGCCGTAGCCTTCAGGGTGGTGATCAGCTCGGCCCCGTCGCCCATATCAAAGGCTGCGGCCAGCTTGCTGGTTAGCGTTACAAGAGCGGTGCTCATTGTTGATCTCCTTCGTTGATTTCCTTGCCCCAGATCTCGATCCGGGTGTCTTGGCGGGCGCTGTAGAACTGGTCGAGAGGCATCCAGCCGGCTTTCTCCAATACGTGTTTCTGCGCGGTGTTGTCGGCCATCACGGTGCAGATGGCGTAGTCGTAGGCGAGGCCTTTGAGAATCTCGGCCTGCTCCTGCTTGGCGAGATGGGCGTGACCCATTCCGCGCGCCTCGGGCGCCACGAAGAAACCGTGGCAGATGGCGACTTGGCACTGGCTTGGCAGGCTGTCGATCTCGAAAGCGGCGGGGCCGTAGGCGTAGCGGGTCATTGCGGGCTCCACTTGTTGAGAATTTCGGCGGCTGCTTTGAGTTGCGTGCGGGCGGCTTTCATCCGCTCGGCGTCGCCCCGTGCCGCGAAGATCAGATCCACTTCAGCCAAGGTGATGACGCGGCGGGCGTCTGCCATGTCGCGCTCCATTGCGGTGACCTGCTGGCAGTTGGCGACGAGCTCGGCGGTATTCATCGCGCTGCCTCGATCAGTCCGTCCATCAAGCTCACCGCGAACAGGCGGGCCTGCTCCATGCGGCGGCGGTCGCGGAGGCGGGCGGCGGCCTGGAAGGTTTCGAGCCATTCGCCAAGGGCCTCGATATTGGCCTCGGTGGCGTCTTGGGCTTCGTCGTCGTGATCGATGAAATCCGGCGAGCTGGGCGGCACGTAGCCGAAGGGGTTGCCGGTATCGCCGATGCCGGGAATGTCGCGGGCGGTCATTCCGACACCCCCGACACGGCTACCAGCGTTTCGCGGCACTGCAACTGCGCGTTCTGGGCCTTGGCCAGCTTTGCGCGCAGCGCGTCGTTTTCGCGCTCGACTTCGAGCACGTAATCGGGCGTGCCGGCGATACCGAACAGAACGATGATTGCGAGGGCGGCGAAGGTCGCGGTGATGGGCTTCATGGCTCAGGCCTCCTCGGTCGCAGATTCAGCCTTGACGGCGGGGGCCTCTTCCTTCGGCGCCCAGATCTCGGCATGCGCATCGATCAGCGCCAGTGCAGCGCGGTATTCCTTGGCGTGGTCGTTTTCGCCGTGCAGCTCGGTCAGTCGTTCCTCGAATACCTCGCGAGTGATCTGGCGCTGGCAGCCGGCGTCGAAACGCAAACCTTTGTCTGTGACATAGGCTACGAAGAAGGCACAACGTGAACCGATGGGGCCGATCTGGAAGATGGGGCGCTTGCCGACTAGCTTTTCCTTGTTCTTCAGGTAGGCGTCGCTCAGGTAGGCGTCGCTCAGGTCGGCGCCGCTCAGGTCGGCGCCGCTCAGGTTGGCGCCGCGCAGGTCGGCGCCTTCTCGCACCGCCGCAATGACCGCCTCGCGCAGCGACGTTGCGCCGTCGCTGCGGTAAAGCACGGCCCCTGAGACTGACTTGATTTCGTGCATCGCTGCCCTCCTGCCGGCGGGGTGCCGGTGTGGATGTAATGTTAGGCGCGGCCTTACATTCAATCAATAGGGATCACCTTACATTCAGGCAAAAAAAATCCCCGCGGCCGGGGCGCGGGGATTCCGGGATGGGCGGCGACTGGCCTGCTACTGCGCCGACGTCACCAGCCTGAGCGGAGGCGCGGCGATGGCGTGCTCGGTGCTGTACGTGCCGTCATGCGGAGCCGGACTTGCCTCAATGTAAGGTTTCGCCTACATTGGGGCCATGAACAACGCAAGCCCGCTCCAACTGGCGTTTTCCAATCGCCGCGGCGGAAAGATCGCCGCGGCGTGTTGCGTATCCCGCGCCACCGCTCACGGATGGCGGTCCGATGACCGCCTGCCGCAGTCAGATCTGTCCGGCCTGACCGACTACGCCGGGCGCATCGCCGAAATCTGCGCCAAGCACGACGTTCAGGTGACGCGCGCCGACCTGATCGAGCACACCCGCGCCGCGTGGCTGCGGCGCGCCAGAGCATCCAGCGATGCCGCCTGACACCGATCAAGACACGCTCTCCCGCCCCCCGGAGCGGGCCGGGCGCCGGCCCATCCACCGCGGGCCGGCACCCACCTTCTTTCGTCGTCTCTCCTCCGACAGCCCTTCCGCCTCTGCCGGCATCCCCCGCCCGGCAGGGCGGCTTTCTATTCCGCTGCGCTGCTCCGGCGGCGCGGCATTCCCTCACGCCGACAAGCTAACCGGTGATGCCTCTCATGC